CACAATTGCATTTGATGGTGCCCAACTTGCACTTAATGACTGACTTGCCCAAGATGCACTGAAAGCATAATCTGCCCACGGTGAATAACTTGTGCTAAATGATTGTGATGCCCAAGATGCTGACGTAGAATAGAGTGAACGTGATGCCCAAGACGCTGACGTAGCGCTTTGTGCTAGACCTGTTGGTGCCCAAGACGCACTTAATGACTGCGATGCCCAGCTTGCAGATATAGTATAATATGACTGGCTTGCCCAAGATGCACTAGCACAAGATGCTACATACGATGCGGTATTGGCAGTAAGTGCCAATGCGGCTATACTAGCATATGATACACTTACGTCTTGTTGAACTCCAGTACCATTGTAAAAAAGACCTGACGCTGTATTATACTGTAAGAGTTGTTGATATGTATTCTCAATTTTCTTACCTCGTAAATCGAATGGTGGTTGGTATGGCATATATTTTCTTATCTTTATCTATTATAAATAGGACTACATAGCAAAAAAACTCATTATTGGTGGTCCCAGAAGGTTTGTCCTACGAGTTTGCTTATATCCCAAATATCTGGGTCTGTATTCCAATATACAGGTTGTGGTAAATCAACGAGAGGACCAAATACGGGCACAAATTTTGGTGAAAATCCCCTTGGTACTGGTGTGCTCGGCTTGCCTGAACCTGCTGGTTCAGGTCTTCTAGCAATACTTCTTCCACCTTGACCGGGAATTTGTGGAAGAAAAGAAGGATTAATTGTTGGGCGAATAGTTCTCTCTCCCGGAACTATAATAGGTGGAGATAATGCAACTCTTGTTATTTGACCCGGAGTAACTGATGCAATATATTTACTAGGTCTTAAAAGTGGATTTTCTTTAACTTTAGAAGAAACTATAGGTGTTCTAACATTTTGACCCGGTATAACTGTTGCAGCATATGTATTGGTCCTTAAAAGTGGATTTTCTTTAACTTTAGAAGAAACTGTGGGTGTTCTAACATTTTGACCCGGTATAACTGTTGCAGCATATGTATTGGTCCTTAAAAGTGGATTTTCTTTAACTTTAGAAGAAACTGTGGGTGTTCTAACATTTTGACCCGGTGATACAGTTGTTATAGCAACCGATTTTCTTGAAGGACGAGCTGTTGGATTAACAACTACAGGTTGAACACCACGGGGACCAAATGATACTTGTGATGGTATTTCAGCAATTATTTCATCATGTTTGATATACCTTCGCGTATCTTGCCCTTCAAGCATTAATGACTCTTCGGGTTTTCTACCGAAAGTTGCATCTAATAAAGCCTGTTCTGTTGATTTTGGCTTTGGAATGTTTTTGGCATTAAATGCCCCACCAACATGCTCGGAAGCATATCGGTTCTCAAGAACGTCTGGAAGTACTGGATTAATTTGTGCCATACACACATAAATAGAGGATATTTATATGTGATGGCGCTCTTTTTACTTCTTCTTCTTACCTAAGCAATTAGAACACACGTATGTATTCTCATCGGTAGTAGATAGAAATAAAGTAGTCTGTTTACAACCCTCACAAGAAAGCATTTTGACTTCAAAATCATAATGCTTTTCTAATGGCATAGGACGAAGCATTGCCTTTAATCGTGGAGAATATTCCAGTAGAACAGTGGCATAATCAGTGCCAACATAAGCTTGTTCACCGAACACATTGTTCATCTTGTTCTGGAACTTCCTCAGAACGTCGAATTCTTTTTCTGTAAACGTGACTTTCATGTTTTTCTTTTTTGATATAGTTTAATTAACTTTTCTTTCTGCTTGTGTGTAAGTTGTTTGATTTGATATTCCCGTTTCATTGCTTCTAACTTGGTTTTATATTTTTCGCAATATACCATTTCTAATGGTCCTCTGCCCTTTGTATATTTTGCCCCTTTACCACGGCAATGTTGGAAATATCTCTTGAACAAACGAGTAGTATAACCTGTGTAATAGGTGTTGTCACCACACAGAATCATGTAAACGTAATGAACTGTTATACTAGTTCCCATTTCTTTAACAAATTGTTAATGTCTTCTGAATATGGTGGCGGTGTTGGTTTGGGTGGTTCTGTTGGTTCACACGAATAACTACCCCACCAATACTCAAATCCACACTTAGGGCACCAACGATGGCCACCACCTGGCGGTATCTTTTTCTCTTTCATCTTTTCGTGATGGCACCGCATTTGATAGTCATAGCGTTCACGAAGAACTTGGTCAACAATTTCATTATATTGTTTGTCAATACACTTTTTTAGTTCTTCTTGCTTTTTACGAAGGTCGTTGATTTTCTTTTTTGATTTTTGCCAGTATGTCATATCAATGATATTTGTTCTTATCTCTAAATTTGCCCGGCGATGATTTGAAAACTGCTGTGGCAGGTTGTTTCAGTCTCCATTTTAGAAATGCCTGAAATTTGGGTGAATTGAGTATTACTTCTACGGAATTATATGTGTCTCTCAATTCATTGTGGGACCACGACGCGTGAATAAAATTCTCACAAACGAAACATACAGGAATAGTTTCTTTCCCCCCTTTACATTTTGGAATAATATGATGATTTCTTATATTTTCATCACTATCACAAAATATACATAGCTTTTCACTCATATTAGGATTTAATGCCAACAAGTTTCTTAAATCGTTCGGTTAGATTTTTGTTGTCTTGTTGCTGAACTTGAGCGGCTTGTTTGATCTGTTCCGGTGTAAACAACCCCTTCATATAACCGTGTCTTAATGCAGCAGCCTGAGGCGTATTCTCAACTAAACATGGAATATCAGAAGGTTTGGCTTCATCAGGATTAATACCATGTGAGATATATATGGCCTTGGTGTGGTAATTACAATAACCGTCTCCAAAAGCTACACTCTTCTTAGCCCTTCTTTCAGCATCTATTACCTTTACAACATCTTCTATTTCTTTTTTTACTTCATTGGTGACGCCGGGAGATAGTTTACCCCATTCTTGAGTATTAACGTGCAAACAAATCGTGCATACTTTAACCATCGGTAATTTACTTAGTGGGTCTTGACTTTCCATATCATTTCTTTTTCGTTTTCAAATTGTCTATAGGCAATAAGTCTTTTATATACATATTGTAACAATCCTCTTTGAAGCGCCAATTACAGTTGCTATCTGGGTCTAACTCTCCCTTTTTACAGAATTTAGCTTTCTTGTAAAATTTCTCTTTGGGCATATACCCGAGAATCCATGCGGTGGTAATCTCATTATCAATACGAACGAAAACATACGCATCGCATGCCTGTTTTGTATTGAGAGCACAAACACTGACTGTATAAGTTGGTAAAGGTTTTGACTTACATCGTTTTGTCTTTACATCGTAAGTCTTTTCCTTCTTTGTAATCAAATCATACTGATGTGTATTTGCTTTTTCTATACTCAAATAATCGGCTACAACTCTCTCACCAACAAACCCTGCCAAATTGCCTGCACCGCCTGTAATTGATTGTCTAATAGCACCAAGTTTTTCAGCTTCTTTTAATGCCGACCGTTTCCATTGTGGTTTAACTTTTATTTCTACCATAGGTTGTGGTGTCTATACTACATGATAGAAACCACCAAATCAATATATAAGAAAGCTAGAGCAAGCCATTAGGAAAAAGTTTATTTTTCTTTGGGTGAAGTTAGCTTTTTACAAACTGGGTTAGTACTAATTGTTGGACTGTTTGGATTGAAAAGTTTTGGATAACGTGGAATTGGTGGGCTTCCTTCCCAACCTGTCTGTAAATCTTCTGTAATCTTTGTATCAAACGGGTTGATCGATTGACCCAAAGAGAAAGTATCAGAAATAGGAGCAGCATAAACTTTGTTTGTCGAACAAGGAATGACTGCCCAAGTTACACTTCCCCAACCAAGTTTTACACCAACGGTTGCACCACTGGCTACAGGAATTGAAGCATCAACACCAAAAAATCTTGTGTGAGTTGAAATAGAAGACGCCCATGTTGGCGGCTGATTAAATTTCTCAATAGCACAACCTGATAGGAGAAATAATATCGGTAATAAGATTAGATTTTTCATAAAATTTGGTAGTCCCGGAGAGATTCGAACTCACACTACCAAGCATCTGAAACTTGTGCCTCCTACCTGTTGGGCTACGGGACCATTTAATATAACTATATCACAGAATACATTTCTTTTAATTCTTTTTTTACATCATCAATACATCCGTAAATTAGGATTATTTTATTTTCTTTTACAACCGATTTTATCTTGTATTCATCACATTTCATCAGGTATGGGTTTTCTGCTCCCACAAAGATAAAAGAAAAACCGGAAGAAATTACTCTTCCGGTAAATCTGGTGGAGCCAATGAGACTCGAACTCATAAATCTTCTGATTGCAGATCAGATGTCCTACCAATTGAACGATGACCCCACAGAGTAAGCAGCACAACCATCTACTATACTTCTTCTTTTCCTTGGGAGCGGTGCTACGCTTGTTGTTTTCTGATTGTCCTTAACTAACTCGCCTAACTGATACAACGCTTACCCCGTAAAATTGGACCGCTGTTCCACGCCGCAGTCTGTGTATAAAATTGGTGGCACCTACAGGATTCGAACCTGCACATTTTCCGGTCTAAACGGAACGACTCCTTCCAGTTGGTCTAAAGTGCCATTACTACTATAACTATATCCGACTTTTCAAAAACGGCAAGCTCAATTATACATTATTGTGAATGCTCCCACGACCCTAAAGGGTCGGGGCTTCTATGTTAAGTTTCCTTAACAAAAGAGTCCATTCCGACTCTTAAAATGTTTCGTGCGGCGTTTAGGTCTCTCCCGATGTTAAGATTACAAATGGGGCATTTGTGCTGTCTCTCCGACAACTCCTTCTTAACTATGGTTCCGCATCCAGAGCACAACTGGCTCGTATATCGTGGGTCAACATCTACTACTTCACAGCCAGCTTCTACCGCTTTACTATGGAGCATTTGTCTAAATGTCGTCCAACCCGAGTCCAATATGCTTCTGTTCAAACTTCGCCAGTTGTCATTCAACATCTGGCTTGGCTTAATGTTCTCTACACAAATATGAGAGTATTCATTTACAAATCTATGACTCAACTTGTGTAGGAAATCTTTACGTTGGTTCTTCACTTTACAATGGAGTTTAACCAACGTTTTTTTGGTCTTAATCTTTCGTGGGTCATCCTTTGGTTTTGTTTTCAGTTTGGAATACTTTGCCTGTGTCTTGGAAAGTTCCTCTTGGGACTGCTTAAGGAAATGAGGATTGGAAATGGTAGTTCCATCCGAGAGCGTAGCGAAGTCAATACATCCCATATCCATTCCGCAGGCACGCTTCCACTTACGCTTCTCAACCTTCACTTCAACCTCACAGGAGAAAATAGCATACCAATGTGTGCCTTCACGCTTAATGGTGAGTGTCTTTACCTTGCCTTCCATTGGTCGGTGGAAGTTAATACGAACGTCTCCAATACGAGACATCCATAGTTTTTTCTTTCCAATCTTAAATCCTGTCTGTGGGAAGGTGAAGGAGTCATATCGGTCATACGACTTAAAGCGAGGAAATCCAGCCTTTCCACTCTTATCCTTCAATCTACGGAAGAACCCGAGATAAGCAAGGTCAAGTCGGGCAGAGACGTTTTGGAGAACTTGGGAATGGACTGGTGTTTTCAGTTCCATATCCTTAATGAACTTACAACAATCAAAATGACTAAACGTCTTCTTGGTCTTTTTGTAATGGTCATTACGTTTCTCAAGGAGTTGGTTATAGACGTAGCGACAAGTTTCTCTCGTCTGCTCAAGACGAGTGGCAGTGCCTTCTTTGGGAGACAACCTGAACTTGTAGTTTCGTTTAACCATCATACCCATAAGTATAATGGATTTACGGAAAAAGTCAAGTTTTTCATTTTTCCTTAATACTTATTCTATGGGTCGCATTCATCCCCTACCCTAAAGGAGATGGGTTTTCTGCTCCCACAAAGATAAAACGATTTGAACCTAGATTTCGGCTATGATTGAATTGAACAATCCCCACAAGTTCCCGAAACTTGTATGCTTCCACAACACCTATAGCCGTGGTAGGCAAACAGAGAATTAAACTCTGGACTGAACAGTGTCAATGTTCTGTGTTATCACTATACCATTTGCCTCTAACACCAGTAACTATATCTGACTTTTTCAAAAAGTCAAGCCTACCGCAATTTTTTTGAAATTGGTGGACGGTGAAGGATTCGAACCCCCGACCTCTCCCTTCCTTTCGGTCAGGAGACACTCTGGCCACTGAGCTAACCGTCCGCGTTCAAGGATGAATTTGAACCACCACCCGGCTCGTTTAACGGAGACGTGTACTTGCTTTTATACGACTTGAACAAATTGGCGCTTCCAACGGGAATCGAACCCGTAACAAAATCTTTTAGAGAGACGTGCTCTACCAATTGAGCTATGGAAGCGTGAGAATTTGAGAATAGAATGATTGCGTTGGTTGAGAAACCGTTGATTGAAACCTATGTAAAGATGTTCTTCATTCTGTTGATAAGTATAGAGGACTTTCTGAAAAAAGCAAGTCTAAAGTAAAAATTATGAGTGTCTCCAGAATTTATATTTCTTGGCGTTACCACCAATCTTTGCTTTGGTTTTTGCTGCTCCTTTTCCATCCCTCCACCATGCATACCACCCAAACAATCTTACCATGACATAAATGACACAGTATTCACGAAATCTGCAATGTAAAACCCACATGCCTTCCAACAAAACATCATCGCTTTGACGGCGAGTAAATTGTTGGTTTCTGTAAAGATAATCATGAACTACAGCCGCTTGAAAATATGGACCTGTTGGCGTCAAAATATTCCAAAACAATCGTGGTATGCTTGCACCATCCGTTATAAAACCTTTTGCTATACTGATATTCGCATCCAAAATATCCGATTGGTAATTGAATGGATTGTAAACTTCCCAATTTATTCCATCCCCTAACGGTTCTATAACTAATTTGTCACTAAATTTACTCATATGTTACGGCGTTGTTGCTTTGTAAAACCGTTGTGGTTGTCCCTTGGCACCCGCGTCATCATAAATTGCATTACCATATTTATCTGCAATTAAATTTGTAAGAGTCATCCAATTCGGAGACATTAAATTTGTCTTATATAAAAAAGTAAGTGATTGAAATGGACATACCTGTGTTTGAACTCTCGGAATACCTGTGGTAAGCATTTGAATATTCAAATCAAATTGAACATTTGTCGTAGAAGTATTCACAAATACTTCATTAGAATAATCGCTCTCTAACCCGTTTGTATCCCCAGCAGTCACAGCAAAATAGTAAGTGGTCCCAGATAATAAATTACTGATTGAGCCGGTTGTTATTTTTCCATTAATACCCACATTATTAGTATATGTTTTGCTAGCTATTCCATAATAAAGTTTAAATCCACTAACCGTAGGATTATTAACAAAATCATAATTCCAAGCAAAAGATGCTATATTAGAACTAATTCCTGATAAACACTGTGGTAAAATATTTGTTGAAAGAACTGTAAGTGTAAGAGGGCGAATAGCTGACCCATAACCGTTTGACACTTTAACATTATATGTTCCCTCATTTGTTGAACGAATTTTTCTAATAACGTATGATGGATATATTGCATTATTGATTGCGATTCCATTAGTATCATACCATTGATAATGTAATGTTGTAGATGGCAAAGGTGGTAATGGCGGCAATGGCAAAGACGGTGATGGTACCGGTATTGGTGGTAAAGGTTCAATTGTTGCTGTCACATCAAATATAACATTATCCCCCTGATGCTTTATTGTTCCATCGGTTACATCGGTTATTACAGGATAACCACCTTTTTTTCGTTGAGCTGTTTCAACAGTATTCGATGATGGAGTTTTATTTGTTGCACAAGAACAAAACATTAAAACAGTAAACGCGGTTAATATAATGGATTTTATTTTTCTCATAATGATAAAAAATGAGGATGTTATTTCTAACACCCCCATTTAATTTATAACTTATTATATTAAGGGATTACTTAAAAGAGAAACCAACACCCAAGAAGTATCTAAGAGAGTCTTGGTTTTTATCAGATAGAGCAAAATCATATTCTGTTCGGAAGAACGTATAAACATCCTTCTTTAACCAAAGTCTTGCTTCAACCTCTGGACCTGCTGTCCATGCCATACTTGTGTTACCATAGCTTGCGCCTGCGTTTCCACCAGCATACAGTTCGAGGCTCTTATAAGATAGGAGTTTCCAATCCTGATAAACTGCGGTATTAAGTAACCAATCACCACCATTTTTATCTGGTCTTGATGACCAACCAATTAATTGGCGAACACCAATTTCTCCCGGAATGAATACAGTATCAGCATGGCCTAACTGAAAATCAAATCCGAAAACAGATTGTGAACTGCCTTGAGTTGTGGTTGCACCAACGCCCGCTAAGCTAAGTGTCCAGTTATCTGTATTTGTGGTTCCCCATCCAAAAAGATGGCAAGGGTCAAATACAGGACCTTGAAAGTCCGACGCAACAGCGGATGTTGCTAACAATACTGTGGCGAACAATGCGCCGATTATTTTCATATACTTCATGTTTTTCCTTTGTTTTATTTTACTATGTAACTGTTCTTTGTTTTAATAACTATTACTCACAAGTTATTTCCGATTAATAATTTTCAGGTTAGTGTAAAGTTCTATGTTTGTCAATTTATAAATACCTCAGATTACGAAGTTTTTATATGGAGAACTATCACTAACGGAATTATGCTCATAAAATCTATTCATCAAATCAATCATTTCTTGTGGTAATCTTTTCTTGGCTTCTTCAATCATCCAACGTGGAATATTTTGTGGTCCATAAAATGCCTCAGCAAGAGATCCTGCAATAGCAGCAATGGTATCGGCGTCGCCCTGAGAATAAACTGCTAATCTAATTGCAGACTCAAAATCCATTGAATTAAGAAAACAAATTAAGGATTGAGCACAAGTAATATTGCATCGAATATTTCTTTTGTCCCAATTATCTTTAACTTGCTGAACAGAATCATAAAGCCAACATCCAAATTGTTCTTCGACAAATGCTCTAATTTGTTGTTTGGTTTTTCCTTGAAATCCCATACAAATTGCTGAAACGATTGCGCTTGTGCCTCTCAGCGACTCAGGGGAATTGTGCGTCCATTCAATACTGTATTTGGCAATTTCCAATGCTGCATCTACATTATCTCTCCAATTTATACCAATTGGACTGCAACGCATCATACAACCATCAGCATAACTTGTATTCTTTATGTCAAGGTCTTGATTTGCCCACGCCCAAAACGTGCCACCATATCCACGGTTAGGATACTTCAATGCCCATTCTTTGTATTTGGTTTTGAAAAACCAATCGGGTTCTAAATTGCTTTTGGTGTCAGACAATTCAAGAATTGCGTCGGCGGTTGCACACGTCAAAACCGAATCGTCTGTAAACTTTGACAAAGTAGGATGGAATAGCGGTTCCCAAGCTATATCTGTAACTTCCATTACAGTATTCAACTCATATGGAGATCCAACAATATCGCCTATTATAGTACCTATCATTTAGATAGATTACCACACATTTTATTGATGTCAAATTATAATAAATATTTTCCCACTTTTTTCCCACCACAATACTATTTATTGTATATGGGAAGACACAGAAAATATATCACAGAAGAAGAAAAACGACAAGCCAATAAAGAAAAATATATGCGATATTATTGGCGAAATGTAAAGCGAAGAAGAAAGGATGCGTTGAAAAGGTATTATGAAAATAAAAATGATAAAAACAAATTGTACTCATTGTAATAAAGAATTTGAAAGAAATATAAGCCACTATAACTACAATAAAAAACATAAAAATAATAAACAATTTTGTAGTAAAAGTTGTAGGTCTTATTATTGTCAACCTGTAACTATGATAAAAGTAAAATGTAATGGGTGTGGTAAAGAATTTGAAATGAGACACCACAGATATATACATTACCATAAATCAAATAATGGTAGTCATTATTGTAATCATTCTTGTTATCATAAATACAATAAACGTAAATCACCTTTCGGATATTTTCTAAATAAAAATAAGTGTAAAAAACGTTGGGAATATAATTTAGACGTTGATTTTCTAAAAGAATTATGGAAAAGTCAAAATGGTAAATGTCCTTACACCGGCATCAAAATGATACTCCCGGAAAGCAAACGTGGTTTCATCAGATGTTGCTCTTTAGAAAAAGCAAGTTTAGATAGAATTGATACAACCAAAGGATATTTAAAAGGAAACGTTGAGTTTGTATGTCAAGGAATAAACTTTGCTAAAAATGATTACTCCAAAGAAGAAGTTTTACAATTTGTAAGTAAAATAAGAAATCCTATTTCATAAACTATTAGTAATTTCTTCTAATACTTCTCCACATGATTTATTGATTATTAAATCTGCTCTTTTATCATATGGTGTAGATGAATTATTTATTATTACAAGTTTACAAATATCAGAAATTTCGCCTATCAATGTTGCTGCCGGTCTAACAATACATGATGACCCTATAACAAGTAATAAATCACACTTTTTAATCGCGTAATATGCGCTATCGTAAGCATCATCATTCAACCATTCATCGAACAATACAGTGTTTGGTCTTATAACGCCTCCACATTCACATCTTGGAACATCTGATGTTTCAAGTTTTTTCATAAACTCTTCCTGTGTAGGAGTGGCACCACATGCACTAATACATCGGAACTGTGAAATGTTTCCATGCAAATCAACTGCACATTTAACTCCAGCTTTTTGAAGAAGGTTGTCAATGTTTTGATTAATTACACAAGTTAATTTGCCTAAATCTTCAAGCTTTTTCAACGCGTGGTGAGCCCTGTTCGGCTGTTTATCAGCCATACTCATTATTCTCTGTTTGTAGAAATCAAAGAAAATGGGTTTGTTGGTTCTGAAAAACTTACTGCTTAGGATTTGTTCAGGAGTGTATCCTTCAAACTTTCCACTCAAATAAAGTCCACTACTAGAGCGAAAATCAGGGATACCGCTCTCCGTTGAAAGTCCAGCGCCGGCGAAGGCCACGATGTTTTTTGATGCTTTTATTAATTCAATTAACTCCATATCCTTATTTTACCACATATTTTACCACATATTTTATTGGTTGTCAATTATCTTCTACCTTTTTTATTTTCCACAAATTCGTAAAGTTTTGATGCTACATCTAAAATTTTATTTACCATAGTATCAGTATCACATTTACTACCCATCGTTGAATATTTTACTATGTCTATTGATTTTTCAAGAATAGATTCTCGTATTTCATAGGCATTCTTATTTACTGTCTTTTCAATGAGTGGTGCCGGTGGTGGGCAAGGAAGAACTGATGGTTTTCTATCTTCCTCAAATGGTGGAGTTTGTTTTTCTGATGTTAACATATCATCGTTGTCTGAAATGATAATATCAAAATTATCTTCGTCAGTTCCGTAAAGTTCTTGTTTAAACCAATTTCTAGCAGCTACTAACCACGCTTTATTCTTGTCATGGTCATAGTTTTTTTGCTGGCTTGGTGTCCACGAATATCCACGATGGGGATTTTTTGGAAACAACTCTTCCATTCGTTGGACAATGGCGGTAGCATTTTTGATGCTTATTTCTACCTTACCTCTTTTGAGAGTAATAGTAGGGTCTGTTAGACCGGAGGATGTAAACGGAGTATCTAAACTCATATATTACCTTTCTGTGTATGTGTTATAGAATTTTTGTAAATTCCTATTATACATAAAATCAAAAAATCAAAAACGTTATTTTATTTATAGTAATCAACTACTTTTTTACACATACTCATAAACTCTTCATCCGTCATATTCATCCTTGCTACATTTACATTATGTAATGTTAATCTTATATTTGATGGTATATTCCTACCACCTTTACTTTTAGGTATAATATGGTCGGTTGATATGTTATGTATTGTTAATTTTTCTCCGGTTAAAGCACATTTTAATTTTTGATACTTTGCGATTTTCCATAAATCAAATGCTGTAATTTTATCATTATCTTTTTTATAACGACAATTATTAACCTTTGATAATTTTTTAAATACGTGGTCTAATCTTCTTTTCGCAATATACTTTTTATTTTTATTGTAATATTCTTTATAATATTTATAACGTTTTTTAGAAACTTGCTTGACTTTATCCTTATTCAATATACGATACTTTTTATAATATTTGTTATAATAATCTTTATATTTTTGATAGTGATTTTTATTATAATTTACGCCAGAAACTTTGTCGGTTTCACTTATTAAACTTTCCATATGCTTCAACACTCCTTAAAATAAATGCCTGTAATATCCACCAAGAGTGTTGAAGTCTTTTGTGGTAGTGAATATTACAGGACTTAAATTATTCTACTTCAACACTCTAATAATAAATAGAATAGTTGAAGTAAAAACGATTAGAAATTAGTCTCTTAAGGCTTTTTCTAATTCTTCACGAATGTCTTCAATCTCTTGCAGTTGTCTCTCATTCAAGCCGGGAGGATTCGCTTGAAACTCGGTTTGTGGTTTCTCAAAGGAAGGATGAATAATAGGTTCTTTATTTTTTCCTTTTATATTAATGGAAATATCTTTAGGAAGTTCCGGTTGACTACTAACAGGAATCTTTTTTGGTTTATCAAATCTAGCTTCATTTAGAAATCTAATAACCGATTCAGATATTACTTTTTTGATTTCTGGATTCATACTTTCTTTTCCTTCTTATTATATCCAAATTGAGCACCCACATCGAATACATTATTCGTTGCTACTTTCAATTTTTCAAAGAGTTCTTTTAAGTAATCATATTCTTTTAATGCATTAATGTAATTTTGTTTACCTAAATCATTTTTGGTTGAAATACTAATAAACATTCTCATGGCCTGACCGGGATTTGTTTGACTGTCCGGACTCTCTCCACAAATAGCATCAAAATATGTTTTGAATTCCTGCATAGTTTCATCTAGTTGTTGGCCAGAGTCAGGAAATTGTTTATGAATATGTTGTGCCCAATAAACAATAAAATTCATTAATCCGCCGCTTTGAAGATGAAGTGAGTGTAGAGATCTGTAAAAACCATCTTTATCACGTTTAATAAGAAAATCAGCAGTTGTTTTTACAACCACACCCATTTTTGTAATCATTTCCGTGGCAGTTCTATCTGCAACTGCTAAATCCCTAAATGCTGGATGTTTGGATTCAAACTCTTCTGGACGGCCGAAAATAGTATTGACCAAACCTACCAGTGGATGTTCTGGAGCTGGTTCCTGATAAATTTCGTTCAACACGAACTTTGTAAGTTTTTTTAGATCGGTTTCCTTCATATAGAATAAATAGGAAAGAAATACTCAAATATTAAAAATGTTCATACTTATACATTTACCATCTTTCTTTAAATAAATGTGTGTTTTCTATT